GTTATAGATACTGAACTCATCTTCCGTTTCAGGAAGATAATCATCTAGCTTATTGCTAAGTGCAAAAACTAGAGGATGGTTCGGTTCTACATGTATCTGACAGACTTTCCCTGGAGCTTTAGGTTTATTCAACTTAAAGGTTGTTGTCCAAAAGACGTAGTTCCTTGCAATCGCAAGGATGTCTTCTAGACCCTCTCCCAGTAGCTCACATTTGTGAGCCCAGCTTTCAGGTTTAACCTCCAGCAATGGAGGCATTCCTGTTACTGATTCTGGAAGAGATAACATGTCTGCTATCATCTTTCCGTCCTTGACGGTTTGAAGATAGAGATCCAGAGACGGGCCGAGGAACGAATCCTCGTACCCACGCTCACGACAAATCTTCACAAGTTCTAGAACTTGTTCAGGTTTGGACCGTGCGCTCTCAAGTAGATGTACCGGGAGACCGGTTATCTCTACTTTGTTAGCGAAGAGACGTTTAGCAAATTCGGCATAGCCGGACTTACTTTGCGTGCACTTGGCGTGTGATATGGAAACACCAAGTTTATTGATTGTTTCAATATACTTCTTGTATACCTCTTCAGAGGTATCAAGAGTGTCATCTCCTAATATAAGGTATTTGTAATGTTTTACACCTACTTTATATGCACACCATTGCTTTACAGCATGATGTGTAAGAGTTGATACTGGCCATGAGCTTAACAAACCCATGGGATTGCCACAAGAGTACCTTACGCCTCCTTTCGGATGGTGGAAGGTCCTGTTTGAGACAATTTGTTCCCACAACTTACTCATATTAGCTCCGTATGCTGCTTCTATTAGCTTCTTCTCTAGTTTCCTAGGGAATCGGTCAGTAAAAGCTGTCATATCAGAACTAAATAAGTTATTTCCCAACCTTTGAATGAGGTTAGGGATATCACTTTGTCTGTAGGTCACATCACTTGGTAGTTTACGCAACGCTTTCATGAATCCCTCATGTAGGGAATTCAGCGCTGTGTTAGACCACCAATCCGCTATAGCTATAACGCGTGTTTTACATGCATTATCGCTTAGCAGAACGAGTTTGGAAGCTTTGAAACTTCCCTCGTGTGACTCGTAAGAATCCATCTTAAGGTATGGGGCTGTTAACCCTATTAATTCCTTTATAGATTCCAACAATTCAGGTTCATTCTGCCTTAAAGCAGTTAGATCTCGAATTGCTGTAATAGAAGCAGGTCCGTTAGGACCAGCTTTGTTACTCATTACGAGTTGTGATGGTGCTAACTCAGGCATATGCTTGAGGTAGCTCCAGTTTTGGATGTACTCAGATATCTCTTCGATCAGACTATCGTCTGCCGAAGATTCATCGAGTATTGTACTCACAGAGTATTCAGGTTTACACCTAAATGTCTCTATTATTCTCATTACTGAGAGTGAGTACCGCACACTATATACATCGTCCGCAGCGGG